AGCATTGCGATTAATAGTGTGAGTAGTGCTAATCTTTGCACGATTTTCAGCAAGCTCTTTGTCATACTTATCCCCTGCGTGACCCTTAGCAACAGCACTTGCTCCACCAAAACGCGACTGATTCATAGATTTTTTGATTTCTGGTGGATGTCCATTTTTTTGCTCATAAAGTTTATGTCGTTTGTTTGCAACTCTAACATTATTTGCCATACCAGCAGTCATCAGCGCAGCAGAACCAGCGAGATATTTATTGCCTCTTTTTACTAATTTTTTCCCGTGCTTCCACGCAGCAATTTCTTGATCTTTAGAAGCAGAAGCGGCAATTTCGTTATTTGGATTATGGTGTGCTGATAAAGCATTCTCCCCATAACCAAACAAATTTTTGCGGCTGTCTAAAAAAGCAACATTGGCTTTATGATAATTTCGTATCGCCATACCGGTAAGAGCAGTTCCGCCGGCAATAGGTGCTATAACTTGAGGATTATTTTTGATTCTGTCTTTGGTGGACAAATGCGACAAGTCACGACCGTCATATTTTTTATTTACAGAATCCATAACTACACTATACTCCAACGACTTTGAAATAGGTTTTGACTTAATAAACGAAATTTGGTCACGATGTAAAGCACGCTTAACATCTTGATGATCAATAACATGAAAATGGTCTTTAAGCGTTGGATGCGGACCAATAACTTGCACTTTAGAAGTTTTACCATTCATGTGCTTCCACCAAGCATAGTTAGGTAATTTACGCTTAGCAGTCTCATGAAACACATCACCAATGCCAGGAATCTCTAACTGACTCTTACGAACATACATAACTAACTCAACAATGAGCGCATCTGCCACGCCCACTTCTTATGCATATCAATACGTTCAGCAATAAAATTACACACACCCTGCTCATTAGCATCATTAGCCAAACCATAAGTCTCATTCAAAGACTCAATAACCTTAGTATTCATCATGCTCAAAGCATGAACCATATCTAAAGCCTCAACAGGATTAGCCTCAGTAATCGTAGAATCAGCCATAAACTCAGACAAACGAAAAGGAGACTTAGCATTCAACTTACGCAAAATCTCAGCAATAGGGTCAATCGAAGAATAAATGTCTTCATACACAGACTCAAAAAACTCATGCAACTGCGCAAACTCAGGGCCAACAACATTCCAATGAAACCCATGAGCATGAAAATACTCAGTAACAACATTAGCCAATGTTTTACGCAAAGACGCAATAAGTTCCATAAATCCTCCGAAGGTATGAGATAACCATACACTATGGCTTTTTTAGCGTCCGTGATCTACTTCAAGGTGCTGGTCCAACTTATTTTCAATACGTTTAATAGTCTTAATAACATCAGGCAAAGAATCGCCCCCATTAGCATGAGGCTGAATAGGGTACGTTTGGTCAGCAATAAAACGCTTCAAAGGTTTAACAATTCCCCAACGAACAAGAATCCCGGCCAAAGACAAGATAGAAGCGATAGCAAACGCTAACTGGCCTAACGAAACGATTTTTTCACTCATGATTGTGGCGTCTCACTATTAGCAGACTCAGCATTAATAACCTTAGTGTAAGCCTGCAAAAAATCCACAAGGCTAGGCGCAGCGCCCTTACCAAAACGAGCATCATGCGGATTTAGATAGTCCACAACAACAGGAATAAAAGCAGTAATAACCAAAGCTACACCTGCAGGCAAATGATAAGAATTAATCGAATCAAACACAATAACCAACAAGCCACTAACAGCAATCTTTAGCACAGCCGCAACAGGACTAGTACCAAACCATTTAAGAAAAGTGTTCATAAGAACCTCGCAAACTGAGAAAACAGACGTTACAAGCCTAAGCCCACAAACAAACGATTGCAATCAGAAAAGGTTAAAAACTCCAACACCACTGTCATCCTTAACAGTCACTGAACCAACCTGCGTAACGTAACGCCCATCATCCTCATAGACAGGAGTAATCTCTTTAAACTTAGCCGGAGCAAATTCAGTTTTCTTAACACCCTCACCAGAAGCAGGAGGAGCCATACGTTCAGCAGCATGATGAGCCAAAGCAAAAGCACACACATCATCAGACAAATGAGAGTTCCAACCACCACCACCAAAAACTTCCTCAACAGTAGTGGACTTATGCTCATTGTAAGCAGGCGTATTGCGAGGCAAACGATAACGCCCCTGCTCAACAGCAGTAATGTAATTAGTAAGCATCTCAGTACGCTTCTGAGAAGACATCGTAAACTTAATCACACGCTCATCAACCATGTCATGAACAACATTGCCAATACCAGTAGCATCATGCGCTGCCATAGCCTGATAGTCAGTAGTTACCTTGTTAAAAACACCAATCATCGTAGGCCAATCCATACGATTAAACCGGCGATAATAAACAAGAGTGCGCTTACCCTCATCTAACCTAAACACAGCAATAACAGTCTTATCTTGCTCTTTTGCCCAATCAGCCCCAGCAGAATAAGTAGCAGTAGGCACTGGATGCTCAAAAATCCACTCATCATCATTAGCAGAATGACGCTCATCAACAATCTGCAATTCAACAAAAGCCTTATTTAACTTTTCCAAATCAAACGCACGAGACCCACCAGCAGGTTCACCAAGTTCATACTCAACACGAAACATTTCTGCTGGAACAGACATACGTTTACGTTCAATAAAATCAGGATCCATCCACCCATTAGGTTTCAACTGCTCACGATAACACCACGTACGAACAGGCATACCCTTAGCCAAAGCTTCATCCATAACAGACTGAAACGTGCCAACAGGGTTTTGCCAAGTAGAAGAAGCAACAACCATTTCAGGAATCTCAACGCCACGCACGTTAGGTTTAGTCATAGCCTGACCCATAGCAGCGTCATAAATCTTACGCTCCATTTCGTCAATCTCATCAAGCAGAGTCATTTGAGGGTGAGGACCACGAACAGTCTTTTGAGAAGCTGGTAGAGGACGAATCCAGTTACCACCAGTAAAAGTAATTTGTGTCTTGATAATTGATTCAATAGCGTGCACTGGCGCATTACGAAATTGCGTCAAAAACTCCACATGCTCATGAATGTTTTGTGACTGAGCCATAGACCCACCAAGAAGCGTTACGTTAATCTCAAGCAAAGCAGCCTTAGTTAAAGCAAGCAAAGCAAGCATGTAAGACTTGCCTGTACCACGCGAACCATACCAAAGCACCCAGTTGTAATCATTACCAAAATACGCCTCTGCAAAAGCATCAAAAGGCGCTGTGTGATCCGGACACACTTGCACTCTTGGAAGTTCAACACCCCACAGCGCTTTAACAGTCCACCACAACTCTTCTTTATTGGTTGGTGGCCTGACAAGGCTAAAAATAGGTGATTCAGTCATTTACTTTCCTGAGTACGATGATGCAACCCACCATAGCAGTAGCAAGACTGTCAACACATAACTAGCCACGCGCTTTTTGTTCCCTAAGAACTTCACGAGCTAACTTTTGAGCAGTACGTATCTGCTCTAACGTAGGGGTTTCCAAATCATCTAGTCCCACATCGTGAGCGTGTTCACTCCATTTTTTAGCAACTGCAGAAGACTTTTTCTTTAACGTGCGACTACGACGATTCCTATCCCAAGCATCTTGCAAGTTGTCGCCGTAAGTACCAGAAATAAGGTGATCAATGTTTGTGCAATCTCTAGTATCACATGTGTGTCTAACAACTAGTTTTCTATCTAGCCATTCACCATCATTCTTGCGCATAACAAAAATAAACCTATGTGCTGAAACAGTCTTACCTTCATACCAAAAGTTTCCATAACCTTGGCTATTAATAGCACCAACCCACTTCAAGCAATCAGTACCTGCAGATACTTGAGTTTTTGAATAAAACCTATCAAGTGTCTTCTCTAATGTTTGCGTTGTCACACTTATCTCCTTTGTTTGGCCGCGTGTGGAGCAGCAGAGAATTGAACTCTGGTCCTAAACACTACCGACATGCGGTTTTAATGTCTAGTCGAAACCTTCCTGCCCCTTGCATTGTGGTGCAACATAACCAAGCAAAGTGTTGCACTAAGATGCAACAATGTAACACTTAGCGTGGTTTTGTTATATTTCAATGTAAACAATATAACACTACCAATTTCACAGGTTCTACACTACTAAAATCACAAAAGACCCCGTACCGGTCACAATCAGATCATGTCCGCATACGGGGCCTTAAGGTTGTAAGGGTGGATTGTCTGTTACCACCAAGGAGAAGTTTAGGTATCCTATGTACCGCCTTGTTCCTACCAACGCTTTAGACCGCTAAGTCCAGGCCGCTAAACCCACGTTGTGCTTTATCATCCCACCTAAACAGGAGACTTTTTTCAGCCACTCACCAACACAGTTGCAATCCGTGCTGTTAAAAGAAAACTTATCATATAACTTGGAATAAACAAACTCTTATTCCATAAAAGACTCCGCCGCCCAATTTAATGGAGGCCCATACTCCCAGACGTCATGGTGCATAGACTAGCGAAGTGGTACTGGCAGGATTTGAACCTGCAATCCCTCCATTTTCTGGCCGTCTCTGCTCTATTGGACTACAGTACCTTAAATGTAGCACAAAACCCCCGCTCCCACAAACACTGAAAGAATGTGGTGCACGAGGGTCTTGGCAAGGCGGTATTGGTACTCCATACGGAGCCACAATACTGCGGCTAGTAAAGGCACGTCCTAGGAAGCCCACACTAAGCAAAATATTACCAGAAATTGTGACCTGTCTTGTACCAATAAAACAAATCAGCTAGTAAGAAAGCATTGAATAATGCCCAAGCGCCGGTCATAAGAATAATGAACCTGAACAATACAAGTTCCCAATCTAAACTCTTGAGCCATTTAATCATGAAGGCATCTTACCCAACTGCAAATCAACATCGTTGTACTGGGAAGCCCAACCAAGATACTTCTTACCCCAGTTCTTAGTAAAGAAATCCATGTGCTCTAAACCAATGTAATTAGGGCGAGGGGCATCAGTAGTAATAACAACATCTTTCTTATCTGACTGAAGCGCCACATGCCCATACAAGCCACCTTCCCAAAAATGGGGACTTCCTATAGGAGCCTTAGTTGGATCTGTATGACGATGCTGCTTAGGTACATGATTCCATGCATCAATAGCTGATTCATACTTAGGAGGTAGTCCCCAAGCATTCTGACATGTTCTGTGGCAGTAGCCAAGAAAACCATTTTTTTCATTAAGACGCCAAACATTCATGTGTGAAAATGCTTGAGTGCCTGTAATACGTGATATTGCCATTATTGCTCCTTGATTGTAGTTATGTGTCTAGTGTACACAAAAGAAAAAACCCCTGCGTTAACAAGGGTTATTCCTTGCCTATTTTTTACAGTGGTTATCGCTATATGTTTAGGCTTCCGTACCGTAGTGGCGCTTCGCTTTAACAGCTATGCTCAGTTAAGTACTCAGATTTTTTGCTTTCGCTTCTTTCACTTTAACACTTTTAATGGAGTGTTATTGTGAATGTTATTTAATCTGCTTTCTGAACACTACGTACTCAGCCTTTATTGTATCATATGCTTTCTAATCGCAACCCCACTTTGATTACCCATAAGTTCTTGTTATCAGATTGTTACAAAGTATTACCTGCTATGGCTTCCTGTTAGGTATTCCTATTCAGATTTATCTGGTATAATTGCTCTTACACGGGGAGGGGGCAGTATGCCTAAAAGATTTTAACTTTTGACTTCCCAAAAATAGCTTTAAGCCTTAGTCTAGGTAATTCTAGATACAGACTTAAGGCTATTTTGTTTTATACACACAGGAGAAAAAATGGGATTACAAAAACAAGAGAAAAACAGTTACATGAAACTGGTCAGTGATAAGCACATACAAGTTAACTACGGTTCTACAGCAGATCATGCTCCAGAAGCATTGTTTATTTCAGCGCTAATAGATACCGGTGTCTATATCCCAGGTATGTTTGGTGTTAAGACAGAACAAATATCAGGCCACAAACCTATTCATGAGTTTTGTATGAAATACCAACAGGATGCTAACTGTGCTCCACCAGTTCACTTACTTCAAGAAAAGTACCCACGGTTCCCGTACACATCAGACATAAACCCTGTATGGGCAGCAAGTCAACTATCTGATGCACACACAAACAGAGTTTTACGTTCAGCAATGTCTAAAGCATCAGCATCTCTTGCAGAAGACGCAAACGATGAGGCTATTGATTACCTAAAAAATGGTTTATCGCAAATACAACCAGCCATTGGTATGGGCATTGATGCTACAGATTTAACACTTTTGGAGAATGAGCAAGAGCTCAACATGTGCCCAGTACCGTATGGAATGCTTAGCGCAATCACTGGTGGTATTGCTGCAGGTGATTTGTGGTTTGTAGCAGCGCGTTTAGGTATTGGTAAATCATGGAAAATGATTCAACATGCTGTTGCTGCAGCAGAAGGTGGCTGGGATGTTGCATACTTCAGTCTCGAAATGCCTGCTAAATCCGTACAAGATCGTATTCATCGAGTGGCATTCAAAGACTACAAACGTCCATGGACAGAAATAGACATTGATACACGCCGCAAACTATTGGAAAAGTGGTCAGAAACAGCCACAGGAACAATTAGTGTCTATGATCCATCCAAAGGCAGATGTGACGCATCAGTCATCTCAGCCGTTGCAGGTGATAACACATTAGTTATCGTGGACTACGTTGGCCTTATGCACACAACAACCGGCTCACGCGCTATTGAAGACTGGCGAGCAATGGCTGCTATTTCTAACCAACTTAAAGAAGTAGCACTTAATCGCAATGTCCCAATCATTGCCGCGGCACAAATAAACCGCGCTGGAGGCAACTCAGACAAAACACCAGGCGCTGAACATTTAGCACAATCTGATGCTTTAGGACAAGATGCTGACGCGTTAGTGACGCTCAAAAGAGTATCTAAGCATGTATTGCTTAACTCACTCACTAAGTATCGACACGGTGAATCTGGTTCGCGCTGGTTTACTGAGTTTGACCCAACCTTTGGACGCTTTGGCGACATTAGCGCCGAACGTGCAGCAGAAATGAGAATGGCTGATGACGAAGCTGAAGAAATGCAAATGGGGTAAGAAATGAAACGAATAACACTAGATGAGGCTCTATCTACAGGAAGAGGATTAGAGAGATCATTCTGTTGCCCTGTACACGATGACGGTAATGCATCAGCATCCGTAAATGTTGGCAAAGGTGTGTGGTATTGCCATGCATGTAAAGCACACGGAACTACAGAAGGCTATGTACCAACTGTAGAAGACATTATTCGCGTACTTGCAGGTGATGTACCACCACGTATCTATTCAGAAGCATGGCTTGATGTATTTGATGCACACAGCCCAAGCCCATACTGGGTAAAAAGGTTTGGTATTGAGACTGCAACTAAACACAGATGCGGAACAAATTATCTTGATGGTTCACCAACATATCCAATAAGAAATCAAAACAATGAACTTATTGGTGTTGTTACTAGGCATGAGGATGAAAAAGCCAAATACAAATACCCATACGGTGTACGTACATCAGCAACTTTTTATGGCGAATACAAGCCATCAAGAGTAGTCGTGCTTGTTGAAGGAGCAGCTGATGTGATGGCTTTAGACCAATCCGGCATACCAGACCACTGGACTGTACTAGGTTGTTTTGGCTCTGGTCTACATGCGCCACAAGTACAAATGATTGCAGATTTATCACCAAAGGTAGTAATTGCTGCTTTTGATGATGACACGGCTGGTTGGGGTGCGGCTCAAAGAGCAAAACACCAACTGAACGACATTTCCCCAGTTTTGTCACACCACTGGTCTACAGTAGGTGGAAACGATCCTGGCGAAATAAAAGTAGGTGACAGAATCACTAGTATTCGCAGCTTAATAACCAATAGCACATACAAAAAACACAGTTAAGGAGAGAGATGTCAAATATTATTGACACAGAAGAAATAGCAAAAGCGGATGAAGAACTAACAGCAGATCTTTACCGCTTGCTCCAGCTCAAATCACGCAAGGCCGAGATTGAGCATGAAATTGAAGACATTCAAGAACAACTAGCCGATACTTTTGACAAGGTTGAGTTTGAGATTGATAGTCGACAATTCAAAGCAAAAGTAATGCGCAGTGAAACTTTTGACGTTGACCTAGCGGTGCTAAAAGCAGAAGCGCCAGAATTGTATTCAAAAGTAACCAAGTCTGTGTTGGACAAAACGTCATTTAACCGTATAGTAACTAATGGTGGTTTAGAGTCTGACCTGGCTAACAAAATCATTATGATTAAACCGCGCAAGCCGTGGCTATCAATCAGTGAAGTCACAAACACGGAAGAAGATACAAATGAGTAACGAGCAAGATGACGATGTTTACGCGCCCATCCCCATTAGCGACGGCGATAAAGTAACAGTAAAAGTTACCCATACCTTTTTGGTGAATGGGCAGACACAATGGGCAACTGCAGAAGCATGTATTGCTGTATTGCCAGAAGAAACATCCGACGAAGCCAGTGATCGTGCGCAATCAATTGCGCTAGGCACTGCATTCCAAACTGCCGAAAACTTGGCAGCCATCATTGACGCTAAGCGTGAAGCCGCGTTACAAGCAAAGAAAGCAAAGGAGATTGGTTAACATGCCGATTGATTACAACATCGACGAAGACATGTTGCTGGCCGGTATCGATGGATACGCTCAGCCGCAAAAGAATAACAGCAATTACCGTCCTATCTACCGCCTTGAAAAGGGCACAACCATTGTTCGTTTCTTGACAGACAAAGAAACAATGGCTGAAGATCACGGATGGTACATTTACCGTGAAGTTGCAGCTTTTGACGGTCTGCGTGGAGGTTTCCAACTCCCACCAGGTTGCCGAGAGTTCCCAGTCAACGACCAAGTTATTGTTGAAGACCCTGAAACAGGCGAAAGGCTTCGTCAATATGCCCCACGAGGCACTGACCCTCTACTTGAACTTGTTGTGCCATCACTAAGGTTCCCACCTGCAGATGGTCGTGTTAAAGGCCAAGACAAGGTTGCTGTAAACATTCTTACTGAAGAAGGTAAGCATGTCATTCTTAAGATGAGCGCTGCGCGAGCAAGAGACTTGTTTAAGGCTTTTAACACATACAAGGATGTTGACGAGAACTTCTCTTGCACAACTCATCCGTGGGCACTTACTGTCAGTGGAACTGGCTTGAGCACTACCTTGAGCGTTAAGCAAATCAAGGACGAACCACCGGTTGAACTACCTGAACCGTACGATTTGGTTGAAGTATTTGCTTCCGTTCGCAAGGATGTTGAAGAGTTTGTTCGCAGTCTCTCATCTACGCACATTGAAACAACTATCGCAGATGAAGAATACGATGTTGTTGAATCATACGAAGAAGCAGTCATTGAGACTGAATCTGCAGATGATAACAAGTATGCATCTATTTCTGATGTGCGTCTTAAGACACTGTTGACTAAGGCTAATGTTTCTATTCCGCCACGGTCCACACGCTCTGCGTTGATTGCACTTGCCGAAGCGCACAACGTTTAATCATAACTACGAAGGGGGCTGTCCTGCGGGGCAGCCTCCTTTGTTGTCTACATATTTCAGGAGAAATAATGAGCACGTTTTGGAGTGCACACACACACAGTCGCTACTCTGTTAAAGATGCTCTGCCAACCGTCGATGCAATAGTCAATAAAGCCAAAGAGTTAGAATACCCTGCTCTTGGGTTAACAGATCATGGAACAATGGCTGGCTCTGTGCAACTTTATACAGGTTGCAGAAAAGCCGGAATATTGCCTTTGCCTGGTGTTGAAGCATACATCGCAGTTAACAGAGAACAAAAACGCCCAGACACTATGCACTTAGGTATGCTTGCAACAAGTGAAAGAGGCTATCGCAACCTTTCCGGGCTTGTTACGCAGTCACACCAACAGTTCAAATACAAGCCAATTCTAGACTTTGCGGACTTAGCACAAGCTGCTGAAGACGGAAGATTAGATGGCATTGCAGCAATGACCGGCTGTTGGTTTGGTGTCTTGTCTGAAACACTAAAAACACCAAATGCAGACATCGACAAGATTACAGATAACCTACTTATGAGTATGGCTGGCTGGTTTGGTTCAGGTCTTTATGTAGAAATACAAAACCACGCAATCTATTTAGATGGTCAAGATAGCGACCTGCACTCAAACCTTCAATGGCGCATTGCACAAAAGCACGGTCTACCGGTGATTATTACGCAAGACTCGCATTATGTAGAAGAGTCTGATCGTGTACTGCATGACACCATGAAAGAGCTTGTATCTTGGTCAGAAGACCCAGAGGATGCGCTGTTTCCTGGTGATGGGTACCACATGGTAGATACACAATGGATGAAAGAACACCACGCCCCAGCAATTTTTAACGCAGGAATGCAAGGGCTTGATGATTTGTTGTCTAAAGCAAAAGTAGTAATTCCAGAGTTGGATACTTTTTCGCTTAAAGTACCTGACACGACAGTTACTGGAAATCCTGAAAAAGAACTAGCAGAAGTAAGTTTAAAATCATTAGATTACAAAATAGAAACAGGAAAGTTAAAGCCAAGCAAGAAAAAGGCTTACTTAGACCGTATCTATGAAGAATTAGATGTTATTACAAATGCTGGTTTTTCAGGCTATTTAGTATTTACTGCTGCTGTTTGCAGATACATGGACGAAAACAAAATCAATTATAACGTTCGTGGTTCAGCATCTGGTTCGCTACTTTGTTGGCTATTAGGCATCACATCTTTTGATCCAATTGTTTGGGGATTAAGGTTTGACCGATTTTTATCAAAAGACCGGACTAAGCCACCAGATATCGATATTGATGTTGAGCATGACCGTCGAGATGAGGTAGTTAACTGGCTTAGAGATAACTTTCACGTTGTTAACATCAGCACTTGGCTACAAATGGGTCTAGATGATGATGAAAATGACCAAAAAGGTAGCCTTATGGTTCGATGGAAAATGCGTGCAAGAAAACTTGGCGCAGACCCTGACATACCTTTAACTACGTATCAATGGAATGCACTAAAAGGTTTAGCAAACAAGAAAGCATTCTTGGGCTATGGCGTCCATGCTGCTGGATTACTTGTTGCACCTAGCGCAGAAGCCGCATCTGTGGTCCCGCTGCAATATGTTGCTTCAAGTAAAACTATGGTGACATCGTTTGATAAAGATGATGTTGAGCGTTTAGGTTTAGTAAAACTTGATTTGCTAGGCCTTAAAACACTAACTGCTTTGCGTATTATGAGTGAGTATTCAGGCGTAAATCCTGAAGACATTCCGCTTAATGATCGTTCTGTATATAGTGCTATGTCTAAAGGCAATACGGTTGGTATGTTTCAGTTGGAAGGCGGTTCTAGCCGCAGTGGTGTTCGTAGGTTAAAGCCTACAAAGATTGCTGATGTTATTGCTGCTATGGCGCTGTTTAGACCTGCAACTATGGAGTCAGGCGCTACTGACGATTTCATTTACCGTAGGCAAAGAGTAGAGCCAGTACCGCAACGTCACGCAATTATTTCTGATGAGACCAAAGACACATACGGCGTGCTTTTATACCAAGAACAAGTTATTGGTGTTATGCGCAATATTGGTTTGGACGCTGAAGAAATTGAACGCATGCGCAAAGTCATTAAAGCATCTAACGCCAATGTTGGTGATGCAAGAGATGAATTGGTAGAACTACTTAAGCGTGTACGCGAACTAGCATTAGCCAAAGGCATGAACATTCATGACTTGGCATGGCTAGAAGAAGCGCTTGAGGCATACGCTGGCTATGGGTTTAACAAAGCACATGCAACAGCATACGGTGTCTTAGCATACATAACTGGTTACTATTCAGTGCACCACCCAGCAGCGTTTTGGGCAGGAATGCTACATTCCTACACAGGCGCAAAACAAGAACCGCTTTACCTTAAAGCAGCTAGAGAAGCAGGAGTACAAATAAGACCCCCACATGTAAATAGATCACAAGAAGGTTACTCGGCTGACATCAAACAAAACGCAATCCGTAAAGGATTAACCTCTATTAAGAACGTAGGCACAAAAGCCGCAGAGGAGATTGTCAGACATGCACCATACACTTCACTTGATGATTTAGCACGAAAAGTAAGCGGAAGAAGAGTCACAGGTGCAAAATCACTTGGGCTAGGTCACACACCATCAGCATGTGGCGGTATTGTCGCTGCGCTATTTGATGCCGGTGCTTTAATCGGCTTAGAAAGAGAAGAATCATGAACATGGTTAACCTACTAAAAAGTGTGATGGGCAATAACGACATGCCTGTCACATTTGGCATGAGCAAATGGCGTGAAAGCGGTTCAGTCATAACGCCAGAAGCATTTGCTCGTTTGCAAGAAGTAATGCATAACGATTCGTTTGACAACTCACGAACCAGCGGAGCAGGTCGCATTAGACCATCGCTTATCGGTGATTCCTGCCAACGTAAGCATCTATTGTCGTATTTAGGGGAAGAAAAACTTACCCCTTCAGACGGCAGTTTTGACGTAATGAACGCTGGAACGTGGGGGCATTACAGATGGCAACTTGCCGGCCTATCTCAAGGTTGGTTGGCTGACATAGAGGTTCAAGTTGAGTACAATCCTTGGCTAGTAAAAGGCGCTATGGACGGCGTAATCAGTGACGGCTCAGGGTGGGAATTAAAAACAGTAAACAGCAACAAATGGCGAGATGTACTAAAACAAAACTCACCTCTATTTCCACACCTTATGCAAACGCACGCTTACATGAAAGCACTTGATCTAAGCCATTTTTCTATCGTGTACGAAAACCGCGAGCACGCTATCTGGAAAGAATTTCGAGTAGCTAGAATGCAAGAGGTCGATGACACACTAGAACTGCTCATGGAATCACTACACAATCACATTGCTATTAAAGAACTGCCAGTCATGCTAGAAACATGTCTAACTAAAAAAGGCAGTAATTACAATTATTGTGATTTCAAAGAATCTTGCCCAACAGCACAATGGAAAGAGTTAGCGTGAGCACATCAACAAACAAACCCGAAAGTATTACCATAACGGTAAATACAACTTCTCAGTATCAGCAAGAAATCATAATCGACGATGAAGCAAACGCTAACTGTCGACGACACCACTCAAAAGGCCGCGCACTGCCCATAAATTGCTGGGAATGCAACGCCGAATTTTCTGAAGATGAAATGGATAATGATGACTCAAGAGACGATGAGTGAAGAACAGTTTCGTCAAAAAATTGCTCAAGAAATTAGCGATTACATTGAAGAAACAGGGCCATATGTAGGTGAATACTATGGCGGAACATTAAATGGGCTAAAAATAGCCACTGTAATAGCCATGGGATATCGCGATGCGTTAACCCAAGTAAGTGAGTTAGGAGAATCAACTGATGTTAGATGAGAGGCTACAAAAGATGATTAACGAAGAGGTTGTTTCTACATTTGTAGTAAACCTAGATGAAAATGACCAAATACCCGTGCCAGAAGGCGGCGAACTACTTATCACCATGTTTGATAACAAGATTTGTCGTGTTGCTTGGCGCCCAAACCCTTGGTCGTCTTGGGGGCCACCAGCAGACGGAGAAAAGCGATGATTAAAGACATTATGCTACTGATAGCCTTTAGTGGCTTATTGTGTGTCATGTTGTACATTCAGCGACAAAACTGGTAGAAATGATACATGGATGCAGCAGGAGTTGACTATGGTGTAAGACGAATTGCGTTCGCACACCCTAGCCACATGGTTTTTGAAGAACTCATTTTGACCAGCAAAGATGACGTCAAAAACCTATTAATCCTGTCTGATTGGTTAACCAACCTAATGTGGGCTACGTGCCCTGAATTGACTGTTATTGAACAAGCAATTCAGGGCGCTAGCCACAACATCCGTACGGGCATATCTATGGGTATGGTAGCCGGTGCTTTGGCTGTGGCAGCACAGCGAGTAGAATCAGAGGTAATATTTATTGGACCTTCATCATGGAAAAAGGCGGTAGTTGGTAATGGAAGATCGGACAAAGAAGCTGTCGCAAGATGGCTTGCTTCCAAACACCCCAATTATTACGACGCCTGCCAGCAACTCAAAAAACCTCAAGACGCCATCGACGCCACTTGCTTGGCGCTATACGGCACGCAGAGATTGGCGTGACGATTCTTATTGCTTTGGAATGCCATCAGAAATATTTTATGGACACTCCGATTTGCCAATGTCTTCACAGCAAATAAATTATGCTAAATCTATTTGCAAACTATGTGATGTTCAGCGTGACTGTTTAATTACAGCCTTAAAAAAACAAGAGCCTTTTGGTGTATGGGGCGGTTTTACAAGTTTTGAACGAAGAGCGGCTTTAGCACGCAATAAAGGTAACGTGCAAAAAACCATGGATGATTATGACGACAAAGCTTTTGTAGCTCCTAGAAGGAGAAAGAAATGACGGTAAAAAAAGCGGCTGTTACTAAAGAAATAGCTAGAACCAAAAAAGTTACTTCAGCGGCGCTTTTACAAGACGAACGCAACGAAAAAGCCAGAAAAGCACTAGAAATGCGCAGATCAGGTCGCTCTTTATGGTCAATAGCAGAACACCTAGGAATTTCAGAGCGAAACGTAAACACTTTGATTTCTGATGCTTTAAAAGAAGCCGCAGACTTAGTAGACGCTGGCCACAAAAGGTCTTTACTGGCTATGGAAGTGGACCGGCTTGATGAGTTGCAAAGCGCTGTATGGCAAGACGCCATTAATGGTGACAGGCAAGCCGTAGAAACAGCATTAAAGATTATTCAAGCGCGTGCTAAAGTATTGGGTCTTGATAACATGCCTACTAGTACAATAACTAATAACACTATCGTTGTTGCTGGTACATCTGAAGAATATGTTGCTGCTCTACGTCGTGTTGCTGAACTGCCAGTAATTACTGATCAAGGAGATTATTAATGGCCACTCAAGATTATGTCGATATTAGTTTAGATATCGGCGAGGACTTTGCCTGTCAGTTGCTGTGGAGTGACAGCGACGGAACAGTAATGCCAATTCGTGCTTCTTCAACCGTAACAGTGTCGTCATTATCTTATTCAGGTGGGATAGCAACACTTACTACACCTGGTCATTCCTTTAGTGTTGGTGACTACGCAACACTGACAGGTTTTAGCCAAAGTGTTAATAACGGTATTTTTCCTGTTACAGCCGTTACTTCATCAACTGTATTTAAAATAGCAAACGCAAACGCTGCGCCTGTATCACCTTATGGTTCAGCAACATTTGAAAGTTGCCGAGCAGATGTTAAAGATGCTTCAGGAAACACAATAATTTCTTTCAAATCGTCTAACACGCCATCTACTCAAGCATCAATTATTATTGCCGGGTCAGAAGGCATCATTCAACTAAGTGCACCAAAATCAGTCACAAAAAGCCTTACGCCTGGACAGTTTTCAATAGATATTTATGCGACTGTTGATGGGGTAACTTCACCTATTGCTAATCCTCAAGTAAAGTTAGTATCAGGCTTCTTTACCGTAAATAGCCGAACAACAATTATGGAGAGCGTATGAGCAACAACACAGTCCGTCTAACCTCTGGCGGAACAGTACAAGTCCGAACAGGTGTTTTACGTGGAGTAGGGCCAACAGGCGCAGCAGGTAGTGCGGGATCAGCAGCAACTATTGCAGTAGGAACAGTGACAACTGGTAGCGCAGGCTCAAGCGCAACTGTAACTAACGCAGGAACTTCATCAGCTGCTGTTTTTAACTTTAGTATTCCGCAAGGTAATACTGGTGCTACTGGAACATCGGTTTATGTAGGATCAGGTGCACCAACATCATCACCTCCAGCACCAACGTCCAGTAACAACGGTGATGTTTACATGGACTACACCAACAAAAATATTTATCTAAAGGTATCTGGCTCTTGGGCACTTCAAGGTAGTTTTGGTGGCGGCTCAACAGGTCCTACTGGTGCTGGATACGATGGTATTACATCAACTACTTCATACGCAATCCCAACATCAACAGGTAACCAAGTTTTTGCTTTTAGCGCTATTGGAGCTTATGCAGTAGGAAACCGTGTGCGCCTTGCATACCCTACAGCACCAGTTAACTTTGTTGAAGGAATCATTACTGCTGTATCTTCATTAAATGTCACAGTAAATGTTGACACATGGGGTGGCACTGGAACTTATGCTTCTTGGAAAGTAAGCCTTGCGGGTGTAAAGGGTTCTTCAGGCGTTCAGTCTTATGCTAACGCTGCTGCTGCTTCTGCCGCTTTTTACACAAGCACAAACACAGGCGGTGCAATCACTAACGGAACAATTTACCTACAACAAGATACAAATACTATGTATGTGTATTTGTGGGACGGAACAACCGGTACCACATCAGTATTGTCAACGGTAAATATTTCTAGTTCGGCAGCCCCAACTACAGGTACTTATCCATACGGATCTATGTGGGTTCAATACTAATGACTACACCAAATACATCGGCAAATAGCGCACAGCACACATTTAACGTTGCTAAGCGTCTATCTGTTTATGACGAAAATGGTAAATATGTTCCGGCACAAAAAGCATGGCGTAACTTAAACAAAGCAAAAACGACAGCCATTGTTGTTACAAGTTCACCCAATAAAGCCACATTTACAGTAACAGGACATTCATTTGTAGTAGGTGATTTGGTTACAGTAGTAGGCGCTTCACCGTCCACCATCAACACCACATATACCGTAGCTACAGTTACTAGCTCTACATCATTTACTGCAACACCAACAGGAACTGCTTTTGCTGCCACAGCAACAACACAAGGCGAAATTATTTTTACTACTCCTACTTCACGATGGGTGCAGGTTTACCCTACAACAGTGTACGTAGATACTTTTACTTACACTTTAAGTACACCTTCGTACAACACAGTAACGTTTACTTTTAACGTACCAAACGCTACAAGTTGGACTATTTTTAACACAGATACCAACACAACAATAGCTAGTGGAAACAGCCCAGTTGGCACGCAAACAGTCACTTACACTTCACCAACAGCACAGACACCAATTGACTTTAAGCTAAATGCTTTTGGCCCGATTTACAATGCGACAACAAACACCATAAGCACAGGATCAGTAACGCAACCAATCACAGTAAATTTTGACCAGCTACCTGCACCAACATTTGCCCCAACAGTGTCGTCTACTGGTATTACAGATGTTAGTGCTGTTGTAACTTGGACAGGAACATACTCTGGCGCAACATCTTTTGACATCGTTGATTTTAATACAGGCGTAGCATTTACAGGTGGTAGCTCGGTAGCGTCAGGTGCCACAATAACAGGCTTAACAAAAGGTTCAACATACACGATTGCTTTGCAAGCAAAGGTAGGTCCTGATAACTCACCAACAGGACTAGCAACTACATTTACTACAGATAATTACGTTAACGGTGATTATTATGTTAACCCTAAACAAGCCTATACATGGGTTGATGGCGGTTTGTATGCTACCCCAGCTTGGTTAGGAACATCAAATAACTATTACCACGGCAACGGATACTCTTATTCAGACCTTGCAGGAACTTATTACACGTTCTTTTATTATGGCTCTAATGCTTTTGCTAATGTGCCAAGCGCTACATGGTCAAACATTGCAATATATTTTAAGCGAAGTTCTGTAAGTCCAGGCCCAACAACAACTTATGTAACAATGACATTGCATAAGTACACCACTTATTCCTCTGCAAACACAGTTAATAGCACAACTGACTATGCCACATCAAAACCCGCAGACAAATCAGGATGGTACCGCTTTACTACTGTGCCGCTAACAAAAGGAAAGTCAGGATGGATAACGATTCCATCCGAATGGGTAGCGCTACTAAAAGCAGGTACATACAAAGGCATAACAATTGGCGGACAAATGTATGATTATTCCAACTCTAGTACTGGATACATGAGATTAGACCGTGATTTAACTTCTGGATTAACAAACATTAATGGGCAAATGAAAGTAACAGTTACCTAATGGATTTAGTAAACCAAGGAAAAGTAACATCAACATCCTCGGCAACAGGGCATGTCCATGAACTGAACGACATTACCGACATCAGCGCTGGAAGCCCGAACCTTAATGACACCATTGTTTACCTAGACAACAAATGGGTAGCAGCGCCACTACAAGTTGATACCTTAGCGGATTACAACTCTGCAACAGCGTCATTAAATCTTGCACAACTAACAGCCACTAACATAACCGGAACGATTGATTCGACGTCAACTATCGGCGGTGTATCTGGCTCTACTTTGGCTGTAGATCGCACGGCTTGGACAACTTACAACCCAACTGTCACAGGTACTAGTTGGGCCACAGGCGCCACTGTCCCAGTAGGACAATGGAAACAAATAGGCAAAACAGTCTATTTCAAAGGTAGTTGGTCACTAGCCACAGCAACTATCGGCAGTACGTCTCTTGTGCTCAGTCTTCCGGTAACAGCATTAGATACCAACTGGTCAGGCACAGGCAGAGCACAACTTACAGGCACAGCATCAACTGCTGCCCTTATCATTTCGCCAAACAGCACAACAACATTTATTCCTCAGCTGTTAAGCATTACAACAACTGCTTCACCATCAATTATTTACGCTAACCGCGCTGGTATCACAAGCGCTATCTACACACGTAACACAAGTGACCTTATTGTTTTTAGTGGAATCTACGAAGCGGCATAATGGCTAACAAAAAGTGCCGTTACGACCAAGCAATACAAATTAAACCAATAAATGGTGTTTTAACAGTGCTGAAATCAGCGGGTTGTAGATGTGGTTGGAAATCCGACAACATTAATGACGATTATGATGTGCAAAAAGTTGAATGGGTAGAGCACAGAGTTAATCTTCTTCAGACCAATACTCCACAGACCACGGAGACCCAAAACCAACAGAACTCTTCCCGGAGATAGAAACATCTGCTGAACCTACAGATCCCAAATGCTCCGCAGAATCTTCTGTTTCTTCTAAAACATCATCATCACTTTCGTCAATGAGAATATTGACAATCTCATCACCAAAAAGTTTGATGACAATTTGGCGTCTCATGACCTAATAACATTGTCGTAAACAAGCAGATAACCAACAGCATCGACAACATTGTCACGCTTGTATGCCTGTTGTGTACGAGCAAGTTTTACACCAGCCATACATAAAGCCACTTGTTCAGGTGTCACATCAATGTCTAAAATACCTGACCAAATTTTGGCTGTTCTGCTCATGTTAGTTTTAGCTTTGCCATAGTCGCTTTGACGATCTCCATTAACTAGTTCCCATGCTTCGTCAAGGATTGTTTGGTCCATTACAAAATACTCATTTCATGCCATGCGCCGTTTGATGTAACAAATGTTAGCAGACCTGCTTTAGCGCTTTCACCTTGCCTATGCCTGAACCAAGTAGACCCGCCATCAAGCGCAGGGACCTGGATAAACACACGGTCTTGGCCACTATCCTGCATTTTATGATGGTGAAGATGAGCGCCTAACAGAATGTGCGCTTCGCCTACAGGTTGACGTCCGTGCGACTGTGCTTGCCACCATTTAATTGGATCTCTACCAAACTGGTGTCCATGTGCCATAGCAAGAATAGTATTGCTAGTTTGCATAGTGACAGTTAACTCATCAGGCTGAGGAAAGATAAACGATACATTTCCGTAAACCTCTGGATTTGCCGCACAAGCATCCGCTACAGCAACTCCAGCTTCGATAGCCCAAGAATCAGTGTAAGACCGAACAATCCCACCCCTACGCTCAGCTTCGTCATGATTACCTGGAATAACAGGAATAATAAGCCTTTCAACCATAGGCGCTAAGGCTTTAATCTGATACATCATCGTTCGACGTAGCACACGGTATTGTTCTGTAATTGTCAAATCTATACGACCAGCTGCTGCAGCATTCCCGCTTTGACTTTGATTACCCTCAATACAGTCACCCAACCACGGAGCAACTACTTCGCCAATACCGTAACCTAATTTGCGATAATCAGTCAGGCGGTCTTTAGAGGCGTCAAAACGCGTCAGCATGTTCCTCAGAATGGTCTCTGAGCCACCGCCGTCTACTTTACCTATCTGAGTGTCACCCACAGCAAAAACGGCTGTAAAGTCTCCTGAGGGGGCTGTGCGCTTACTTGGTTTGTGACGCTTAACTTCCTCAATTAACTGGTCTGCATCTAGTCTAAGTGTCTCATTAAACTGAGTAACCGGCACAAAAGTGGCTTTAAAAGATTCAAGCCATTCGCCACTAAATGTTTGCCATGTAGATCTGCGCAAATTAGTGATTTTCCATTTATCAGGATTCACATTAAATTGGTCAAAGATTTCTAAAGAACTTGGGTCGTCTTGTTTGACCTCGCGGGGTTTAGTGACAAGATAACCACCCTGCGCTTCGTCATACTCTAAACGTGGCTCCCACCCTTTAGGAATGTTTGGGTGTTTGCCACGAGGGTCAGGGCTGCCAGGGCCCATTTCAACAAAATCTTTAAGAGCCACAGATACAACATCCATTCATATGTTCGTAGACAACTTGTCTGCCGATAGCATGTCCGTCTCGTTTAAGAGCCATGTAGATGCGGTAAGGTGTTACCTTTCCATCAATCCAGCTATCAAGTATTGCTTGATCATCTACATCTAATTTATTGCGAAGTTTTTGTAAAGAACAGATTTTGTCTTTCTTTACAACTGGTACGTCAAGACTGAGTGCCATCAGTAACCTTTCTGTCAGTGTGTACTACTAGCATACACAGTAAGGAAGTCAAGTCAAGAACACCACTAGGAAATAAAAGGAGAAATTAATGCCGACTTATGAAGTAGAGGCTATAGTCCGAGTAACGCTTGACGCTCCAGATCCTGAAACGGCTTCTGAAAGAGTCGAACAAGAATTGGAAAATCATTGCTCAGACATTAAGATAACTGCAGTAATGTAAAAGACCCCCTAGAGAACTAGGGGGCCTTCCACTCAACACACACAAAGGAGAAAGAACCGCAATGGACGAGAACAACACGACTCCACCACCAAACTTACCCGAAGTGCCAAAGGAACGCAAGCGCGACACCAGTTGGTTTTTTCACGATAACAATGAAAAAAAACCATATAGTAACGCCAAAGCAAACGAGCACTTTCACAAGCCAACCCCGCAAGAAGACCCTAAAACTTCTATCTACGAAGACATTGTGGACGACCTTGTGGCCATCATCGCTAAGCTAGCCAAAGAGTTAGGAAAAAAGAAGTGATACGACAAACCAGTATCGTGCATGATCTAGAGCAAGTAACTTTAGAACAGTCCGCGGTATATCAAGACTACAAAGATGCTTTGGTTGAAGAAGTATTAGCTGACCAAAAATATCGAACAAAACTGTCTCAAGCAGGGTTATCAGCAACTGGAACTGTTTTTGAGAAAGAAAACAAAGCATTTTTAGAAAGCGCCGATGACCGTTTGTATGCCAAACTTGCAGAAGCAAACACCAAAGCACTATCAATGCACCTTTCAATCCTTAAGAACAATGTAGAAGCAGCAAGGACAATGTCGTACGCTATCGATTCTGACCACAAAAACAGCGGTATGCGTGTCTAAAGGTATTGACCGAAAAGCGCTTTACAAGCGCTGCAAAGGCATGTGCGAGTATTGCGGTGGTGATTTACCAGAAAGTTGGGCAGCTCATCACCGCAAACTCCGCTCACAAGGAGGCACAAACAACATCGAGAACGCCGTAGCATTACACCATGAATGCCACAACTTAGGCACAAACAGCGTTCATCTAAATCCCAAAAAATCTTACGCGAATGGTTTTATGGTCCATTCATGGGAAGAGCCACACACAACACCACTTAACCTTATCCACAGAATGTGGGTTTTATTAACCCCAGAAGGTGAATATGAAGGAACACAACAACCCGATGAGAACATTAGCGGCAACTAGATTAGTTGGAGATATGCTAATTGAGGTTTACTACGAGCCAAATGAAGGAGTGGCTGGAAAGTACACTATTGTAAAAACAACTGGTAAACCTAAAGAAATAAAAATCACAAAAATCAAAACTTTTGACACAGAGACCGCATGGTCAGATGCCGAAAGATACGCAAACGACTTGCTACGAGAAGCAGGTCTTGACTACACACACACAATAAGCCTGTAGGAGAAAGCATGGCACATTTATTTGATAGCGGAATGTTTGTCCGCACACCAGCCTGGCACAAGTTAGGCAACGTAATTGGCGATTGGCCAGGATCGTTTGAAGAAGCACGCAAACAAGCAGGTTTAACCTGGGAAGTTGAAACAAAGGAGTTATTTGATGATGACCACAGTGTTATCCCCGGTTGGCAACGGATTGTACGCAATGATACAGGCTCTATTCTCTCTATTGAAAAGAATTCGTACACTGTTATTGGAAATTCTGAGTTTGGCGATATTATCGATTATGTCTTGGATGGAAACATCGCTGGAACTAGCAATCTAAAGTTTGAAACGCTAGTTAGTTTAGATGGCGGAAGACAAATTGTCGCCACAATGTACTTGGACGAACCAATCCAAGTCCGGAATGACCCGTCAGAAACATACCCTTACCTTGTGTTTATTTCACGGCACGACGGTCAGGGTGGGTTAAAGCTAGGCCCTACAGCCGTACGGGTTGTTTGTGCTAATACTCAAGCAATCGCTGAACGGCAAATGGATAGCAACAAGACATCGTTTACTATTCGCCATACCAGCAGTTGGGCTACCAAGATTGAGGCTGCAAGAATGCACATTCAATCTAGTTTGGGTGCTTTTAAGCATTGGGAACGTATGGCTGAGCATTTTGCGACACAGAACGCTAGCGATTACATGTTTGAAGACTTTATGGATTTGTGGTTGCCATACTCAACCGACATGTCTGAAAGGATTCGTGACAATGTAACTGGTAAGCGTGCACAGTTACGCAAACTGTACGAAGGCCCTACATGTGCTGGTATTTCTGGTACCAAATGGGGCATTTTGCAGGCTGCTATTGAGTTGTGCGATCATGTTAATGAGTTTAAGACCACTGATTCGTTAATTAAGCGCACTTTGACTCGCTTGGAAAGCCCTAAGCAAGAAGCACATTCTATTCTGGCTAAACTGTAATAAATAGACGTAGGAAGGGCAGAAACACGGCAAAACTGCCCTTCCTACTACAGAAAGAGACCAGCCTTTCTGTATCTATTAGCCTATCGGTATTTTTTTGCCTTTATGTGTTGCATAAAGGTCACAAAGTGTGCTATAATAGAAGTATTCAAGCGGCATTTGTGCTGCCTGAAAATACCCCCAAAATACCGTGTTTTGGGGGTTTCTGCATTACAGGAGAAAATCATGTCAAAAGCAAAAACCGGAAACACCAGTAGCTCTAAGGTCGACGCCCCAAGTGTTGACGCTAAAGCAGCAGCAAAAAAGGCAGCCAGTGTTACAGCAAAGACAGCAATGTCAATACTTGTAGCACTTGGAACTGCTGGCGAGGCTCAGCAAAAGCTTCGCGAAGAAGAAACCATCGCTCACATGCGCGGGCAACGCCACAACAGCAGTTACTGCGCTTTATGCAAGGAAGGTAAATAACATGGGCTGGACCATCGCCACGTTCCTAGAACGTGCATTTCTGCTAGTGCTCATGCCAGTCCTGCTAGTCATCCTGTACCACCTAGTTAAATCTGACATCAAAGAATTGATGCCTGAACCCGCAAAGGAGCAAGAAGTGATTAAGCCACCATTGTGCAAGGAATGTAATGTACTGCGTGTTGATGAGTGGGCTTGCCCGCACACCATTCAAGACGGCGACTATCTGTGTGTTGATTGCTGCAAATGCCCTGATCACACGCTACCGCACAATTCAGATGTCGTGAACGAAGCCGTTACGTTTTTGTTTGAGTTAGTTACAGGCTCTATCAAAGCCCTGTTTAGCTTGTCTAAGCAAGAGCCAGAAAAGCAGTACCAGGTCTACTACATTGAGACTCGTCCTGTTTGCCAAGGCTGCTTCGTTATGGCAATGAACAGCGGCCAGTGCCTAGTTGCTGACGATTACGAAAACTCCCTGCTAATACACCCAAAAGGTTACGTATGCATGGAATGCTTTGTGACTATCAGCAACCCAAGCCGAAAGGAAGTCAAGTGAATATTCGTAAATTAGAAATGCTACGCGCAGCAGATCGCACCAAGTTGGTTGACGTAACTTCCGCCACCATGTTCACGCCAGACGGTTACGTTGAGGGTGTTGTTAACATAACAGTAAATGTCTGGCAAGACCACGCGCACCTTGACAAGTTGATAACGTCATTGACGTTTAACGAAGCAAGGAAATTAGCAAGAGAGTTAGAGCAAGCCTTAACCAAACTGGATACGGATTTGCACACACAAAAGCAAGTAAGTGGTCAGCATGGCTGACCATGGAACTCTCGACGCAATGCACGACGCCATTAAAGATGCAGACACCAGGAACATGCCTGATTATGCAATCGACCACAACACTTACTACTGGATTCTTGACAATACAATCATCCACTGCGATGAGCAACAGTTTGTCTACGAGTGCAAGAACTGTGGTGAAACAATGGAGTGCTACTACTGCCAATTTGATTACAGCATCAAACACGAATGTGAGAAAAACGCTGATGATTAAAAACACTAATCTAAGAACGATAACTCTGTTGACCGCAGATGAGTATAAAGAAATCGCTGCCGAACTTGCAAAAGCCGCCGAAAAAAATTCAGATATTGCTAAGGTAGTAGCCGAAGGTAATGCGGAAGGTTTACGCAGTGCGGTAGAAAAACAATTAGGTACGTACGCTGCAAACGCTTACATGGACTCTATTGGTAGTCCGAATAATATCGGTGAGCGAGTAGTCAATGTCAATCCTTTTGCACACAAGTCTAAGAGGCAAAAACAAAAAGAAAGAAATGAAAGAAAATTTGAACGTGAAATTGCTATTAACGAAAAGTTTAATAACGTTTTACTTCATGTCGATAAGTTAGATGAACTGCACACAGAGGAAGAAGGTTTTTGCGTAGAGTGCGACCTTGAGTATCCGTGCCCTACAATCAAAATTGTTGACGACATTTTAGAGTCTGACGTTATTGATCCACCAAAAACTTATTTAGCATTAGACATACCTAAACACTCTAGCTTGTTTAAAGCAAAGTTTTGGGGTGTGTTTCTTACTAAAAAAGCAGCTATCGAATACATTAGAGCAAATCTTTGTTTTTGCGATAAGCATAGGTATCACATAGTCGTTTCAGAAAACCCTTACACAAACGAAGAAAAATTGATACAACAAGTTTTTTGTGACGACAAAGAATTTGTTAAATACCAATCATCTTATGGAAACACTCGAATCAACTACAGGTCGCTAAATGCTCAATAAAATAAAAGCTGTAAATGCCCTAAAAAAGTCGCAAGCAGACTTAATTAAACTTCTTATGGATAACCAAGAACTATTGGTACATCTAGAGGATGAAAGTCAACCCGTTGATGTACGCTTTGCTAACCTATGCACGGCGTACTTAGAAAAGCACGAGAAAGGCAAGAAATGAACGCCATTAGTTATGTAGAAATGTTTGGAATTTTATTTACAGGCATTGTTATTGGCGGTTTTTACCGCGTTGAAGAAAACCACAAACTTCTTAGCGAAATTGTAGAACGTGACGCTGAGAATCAAAAGTTATTAAAATCTCTGTACGACTACGACACAGAGAATCAAATCTTGTACGAAGAACGAGAACTGTACAAGAATAAGACGTGTGAACTAAGCCACATTGGCGACATCAATAACATTGAGGTTGCTGCACGAAAGATTAGCGGATACACAGGCCCGACTGTGGTTGACAAATAATGACACATTTAGATACCATTAAATACATGGGTGCACTACTTACATTAGGTTCATCAGTAGCTATTACTGCTGGTGTTCGCGCCTGGCTTTCTACACGAACGGTAACATCTGGCTACTACCGAGATAAACTCAAACTATCTCGTGAAGAAAAAGATGTTTTAAGAGAGTTAGAAAAAACTTTCAAATAAAGTTGCAAGCCGTTGTAAATGTGTGGTATAATAGATGTATCGGGTTGGGAGACCTTTACCCGATAACTAGTGATTATTACGATTTGATCTGATAATCACTCCCAGTCTCGGAGGATAACCTCAGTCACGATTTGGATGTGACCGGACAAACCTTAAGACAAAATACAAAGCAATCAGCTCTGACGCAAACAGCGTCGGGGCTTTTTTCATGTCTGGAGTAAACATGTGCAAGCAAATACAAAAAGCAATACTCAAGCGCGAGTATGAAAAAAACGAAGTAACACGCAGTATCATGATTGACCACTTTAACGACCAAGCTAAAACTATCTTTGGTCGTGAACTACTAGGTGCTATCGAGACCACAATCACACGCCACCTAGAGAACTATCTACCGCCAGATGTTGCAGCGTCACAAGCGTCAAGCATCATGAATTCAATCGACGGCGAAATTGTAGACGCACTCGCACAAACAACTACCCAAGCAGCAAAAGTCATTGACCGTAACTGCAACCTAACATCAGCAACACTCAGTCACATCTTTAACGAATACGACAAAATGTGCAGCGACTGCGGTTGCATCGAATGCGCAGAAGAAAAGGAGCTAGTACACCATGGCTAAGAAACAACCAACCGGAATGAAATGGCTACGCGAACGAATGAAAGAGCTTGAGTATAAGTCTCTGCAAGAAGTCGCAGTAGCCGTTGGTATCAACCGAGGTAACTTGTACCGTTACTTCACATTTGAAACCAGGCCAAGTATCGACATTCTTCCCCCGCTGTGCGAAGCGCTAGGCGTAGAAATCAATACGCTACTTCGCGCCCTTGAAGTAATCAGCCCAGGTGAAGCACTTTAACCTCTGATTGCCTACGATGCTCAGCCACTTATCTGGTTGAGCATCTAGGGGAGTTAGGGAAACAGAAGTACCTTACCCATTCACTAAAAGTGAATTACACACAAAGAAAGGGTGTAGACATGTCTGCATCATCAGCAGCGCCAGTAGGCGCAGGCTTGGACTACAAGTCAGTCCTAGTTAAAGTACAGTCCAAAGCGACTAACCAGCTAGCCTTCCTTAAGGCACTAGCAATCAAGCTAACATCATCAACAAAAGGCATCACGACAACAGGCCTTAACTTTGCAAAGCGCGTATGGTCATCCATGCCAGCAGGTGTTAGTGGATCACTAGTTGCTAGTTTAACTGCAACTAAGCAAGGGTATTTGACACTAACAGGAATCGTACAGTCAGTGATTTCTTTTGTAACAAATACCATCACTACAGTCGCGATTATCACGCACAACAGCATTGATAAGGTCGGTGCATTGCTCGGCAGTTTGGTAAAGAGTGTACACGCACCTACTGGTGATTTTGTGCATGATGCAAACGCTACATTCACTGAAATGCGTTACAACGCTGCTAACTTTGCATACCGTAACCTTTCAGGTCTCGGAACAATCATGAAGCACGCTTTCAACAACCCAATCACTATCCGCTCAACAACTTTTGCATCTGTAACAGTTGGCGCAGGACTAGCTGTTAACGCTCTACTAAACGGCGCTGTTGTATCGTTTGTTTCAAGCCTTCCGTTCGTCGGAAATTTCATCGCCGCAGCACTATCAGGCGGAGTCGCAACCGTCCTATTCATTGTTTCCGTAGCAATGGCTAGCGCAGCATTTACCCTGTTCTACAAGCGTGACGAAATCGTAGCAGAAGTAATCAGCGAAAACATCGACAAGATTACAGCAAGCGCAACGGTAATTGACATTGTGTCAAACATTGCCACTGTAGAAGTTGAGGGTGACATCACTCTAGAGCAAGCAGAAATGGTTGCTAATGCAGCAGTTGCTCAAGAAGTAGCAGACACTGAACGTTCGCTGGCTAAAGACTTCCCAAACGTCAAGCCGGGACAGCGTAACAGCTACCCTAAGAGCAACCCGAACAAAAAGCGTAAGTAACCATGTGGGGCATGAGAGGTGATGAAAGGCCAACGTTAGATACCTTTTATTCACCTTTTATCGCTGAATGGAAAGCGGGCTATGAACGCTGGCTTTCCGGTGACAAAACAAACTGGTATTCACTACTTAGCGGTGCTGAATCCGGTGTTGGAATACACGCTGGACAAATATTTGAATGCAACAATTGCGTCGGGTATTACCACAGCATGGCTTACAACTGCGTTTGTACACAACAGCGACAGCCCTACCTGTACCCAACAGCAGTGCAATGGTGCTCAATCATTGACCCATCAACTAACATGCCATACCAGCAACTAGTTGATTTCTTTGACATTGATTACCCTTGCGTAGGAATCCAACGAGTCTATAGCCCGCTTGAAAATCACCGGTGGGCTATAGACAACCTACAGTATGAATCTAACGCTGACCGTTTTGATTACGAAGTAAACGGTAACGAAATTGTTGTCGGAAACGAAAACAATAAGTTTCATATTGTAGGTGTTGTTCCTATCTGGACCGTAATGCCTCTTAAAGAAGAGTATTACCGCATCTTTAAATCCGAAATTAATAGCCCAGAAATTGTGAAAAAGCTAGAAGGATTTAACGACTGTTGGTGCTCACTAGAACTCGTAGAATGCACCGATGAGTGCTCGCATGCTAAAGATTACAGGCAAGACTGTGACTGCGATGCACGAGATCACGCACAACAATTGATAGAAGAAATCTATGTTAACCCACCAGTTATCGAAGAACATCTATCTGAAACCTCAGCCAAAATCTGGTCAATAGCACAAGATGCTTTTTACAGAGGATGGCAAACTGTGTACGACTTACAAGATGAAGGAAGTAACCGATGGGCTTACTTATTGTGGCAACAGCAGTCTCCATTTTTGGATTCTCCTGGGCAAAGACTAACGGAGCAAGAAACCTTGACCGACTCAACCAGTTTGGAAACCTCTCAGGAATCCTCACTCGCGTCTTGACCGTATTTGATTCAGTACGGCAAGTAGCAATCTGGTTTGCTGAAGGTCACGTAGGTCAAGGACCCTTGACCGTACCTGTTCCAGCAAAAGCTGGTGTGCCAAACGGTGCGCCAGCAGCACAACGTCCACCGACACGAATGACAGAAAATGACCTGTACATTGGTGATCCTGTTGGAAAAGACTTGGGTCTACCCCCCAAGATGACTGCTCCCGCAGTTACGATACCTTAAGTAAAGTGCGTCTGACTCCTTTCCAGGGAGCAAACGTCAACCTGCCTATGCTTACTGTTGTTCTGGCAGTAGTTTAAGGTCGACTGACTATTTATTTGATGTATCGCCCGCACGACGCACGTAGCAATACCCGAAAGACATTGACGTGAGTGGCCCCTCGCTGATATGCAAATAGACAGAGGCCTGCGTGCATGCACATACCAAGCCTTGTGTGGTAGACAGTGCAAGGTAAAAACCGGACGCAACATGTGCAACTACATTACGCTAATGCATAAAACCAATGAGACATTTTCCTTAGTCGTGTTTTATTTGGTGTGTGCGTTATGCATTACGTCAATGTATAAAGCCAATGGGGCACCCCTTCGGGGGCGCCCCATTTGGTCTTTTTTTTATGCCCAAAAACAGGTCACTCGGCAGAAATTTTAGCCAATTCTTCCTGATGAACATCAATAGCAATCTTCAAAAATGCAATAGATTCGTCAGAACCAGTAATAGCATCTTCATTACCTGCGCGTACATGAATCTCACGATTTAGTTCAGTTTGAAACATATCGGCAGCAAACTGCTGAATACGGTTCTCAATGATTGTTTGCTTTTGCTCAGCAGATAGCAGAGCGTCGTAATCGATGGCCATGTTTTACTCCTAGTTAGATGGTCAAGGAAATACTAGCATATATGTTATGACAACTTGTTAATTAAACTATTATTATGCCCATGCACCAGCAATATTTTGAGTACCTGTAGTACCTATTTTTTGAATCTCAAAAGTAGAAAACTGTGAAACTACTGTGGATGATCCTGTGGTTGACATACTAAATTGAGGAGTCATAGTTCCACCCGTTGTCGCATTGGATGTAAAGTAACCTTCAATTTCAGCCGTTGAGTTCCTAGAGGCTGTAAAAGCAGCAGTTGCTTGAGAGGCCGCTGCGGTAGTACGCACGGCATTGTATTCTAAAGCCGAGTTTGCAGTAGTGGCATTGTAAGTTTTTATGGTGTACTTAATTGCTACTGGGGCATTAGCAAACGTGAAAGCTACGTTAGCAACCGCCGTTCCTGAAGTCCAAGTGGTATTAAAATGATAGGTTGCCTTAAAGTAATAAAGTTTAGCCGCTTCAATAGGTAATCCAGGGGTAGTTGGAAATACGTTAACTAAAGTATTAGTGGTAGCGGCGGAGCTATTTCCAGCAAGAACTTGCTTTTGAATAGATGGAATAAGCCCTCTACCACTAGTTGTAGTTGTAGTTCCATAAAATTTATTACTAGCGGAGTCAAATCCAATAGAGCCTGCAGAGTAACCTCCTGAACCGGGGGTTCCGGTTGCTGGAAGAGTGAATGTACCATTGCACTGTATAGGGCCAGCAGTTAAACCAGCTTGTGTATTTATATTCCCCGCAGAGTCAATAGTAACTAAATTAGTAGTTTGATCAAAAGGATTACTAAAAGTAGCTAAATATCCACCCGTAAAACTTGCTCCAGCAGTTGTAGTAACGGTTAAAGGTATGGCACTAGAAGTTATATTAAGGCTACCTCCAGTAACAATTCCACCAGAAGTTTTAATAGAATTTGAAGCAGTACTACTGGTAATAATTTGGTTGATAGCCCTAACATTTCCATAACCTGTTGTTACTGATGGCAGTGTTGAGGAATTATCCCAAGCATCAACATTACCAAGATTTGCAATCACACTTGTGGCAGCCTGAATTATGCCCGTTGATGCATCTACACTCATAGGCTGACCCGTACTTGAGGTAAGAGTTATTGCACCATCTGTACGAACATTTAATGAACCTGAGCTTATAGTAGTAACATCCACCGCAGCACCATACACCGTATTAGTTGCAATAATATTTGGTGCACTGATATTTGTTTTAAATACCCTAGACATTACAAACCCCTACTAGCCAATAACAACAACAGAATACGTACCCGTGATTGTTGTTGCTGAAGTTAAAGTAATAGTGTACGGCGAAGCAGCAGCAATACTTACATCAAAATCAACTAAGTTTGCCGGAGAACCGTTATCGTATACTTGAACAATAAGTGCAGATGTTCCAAGACCATGTGTAACTGTTGCAGTAGTAGCTGCACTAAAAGATACTGAACCAGAGTATTTACCAGAAACACTAAGAGCAGCTCTTGCACTAGCAGGGTTAGTAGCAACAAAGTTAGTGCCATCACCAACAAGGAAGTTATTTAGCGTAGCAGTGTTGCTAGCGCCAGTACCGCCCTGCGCTGCAGTAACAATACTGGTCAAGTTACCATTAGACAAAACCGAGTAAGTAATTGCGCTAGATCCAAGAGTAGAAACGGTTGCTGTTTCAACATACGTAAAACGACCGTTGGTAGTGCCGTTAAGAACGTAACAGAAATCGCCTGCACTAAGTTCACCAACAGTATCAGCATCGGCTGCACGAGTAAATACAAACGAGGTTGTGTTGCCGATAGCACCAACGGAAGTTACTGTGTAGATACCATTTTGCGAAGTAGTAGCTTGATTCTTGATAAGAACACGATCGCCAACGGTTAGAGACTGACCGTCAATTGTAATAGAGGTCCAGTTAGTTGAAGTAGCAATAGTTAGCGTAAGAAATGGGGTGGTATGGGTAGTGGTAATAGTTCCACCAACAAGGTTACCTGTAGTACCTAGAGCGCCAGTTGTAGCGTACGCCACAGCATCATGGGCATTTAGACCACTAGCAACAGTACCAACCTGAGTATCTACGTAAGCTTTAGTAGCAGCATCTTGAGCAAGAGTAGGGTCCGCAACACTTGTAATTTTTTTGCTAGCAACATCTACAGATCCCGTACCAAGGGGTACTAAGTTAATGTTGGTGTTTGTCCCGCCGGCTGTAAAAGTAAGGGCGCCGGTACCTGTAATAGAACCAGTAGACGTTCCAGTACCACCATAACCAACGCCAATTGCGTTACCATTCCAAACACTAGAAGTACTAAGTGTAAGGCCACTAACAGTTGCAGCGGTTGAGCCCAAATTAATAGTGGTAGAACCCAAAATAAAGGATCCAGCACCATTGCTGACGGTCTGCCAGCTAGGTGAACCGAGCACACTGCTGGTGTTATATCTAAGGGTGTTGTCAGAAGTGTAAAAGACCAATTGACCATATGCAGCAGAGCCCGGAAGGGTACCTAAGTTTTGAACAGCAAAGTTAGTTAGTTCATTTCCGTTCAAATCAATTTTAGTTAAAAATTTACGTGCCATTAGTCATTATCTCCTTAAGATAAATATGCTACACCAGAAAAAGCAGATGAAAAAGTTAATATCATTGTATCAACGGTCGGATAAGCAAAGTCGCCCTCAACTAAACTGTTTGCGGAATCTATAACACTAACTTGCGGTCTATAACCCAAATTGTGTGTAATAGTCCATGTAGACGCAGGGCTGCCCTGTGTGTATGTAAAAGTGCCGCCTGTAGGTCCGGTAGGTCCGGCAGGTCCAGTAGGTCCTGCGGGTCCAGTTGGTCCAGCAACCCCAGCAACCCCTTGAGGGCCCACAGAAGCCGTTTCAAGGGTTATTTGCGATGTAGTGACATTCAGGGACACATTATTATCAACAACCGTCAAATTGACCGTATCCTTGCCAATTTCAACAATTTCGCTCATCGAGTAACCTCAGGCACAATCGTCACATCACCGCGCAGAAGCTTACGAACCTCACTACCTGTATATAGTTCCAAATCGTAAACAGCCTGTCCAGCAGGAATAGCAGCAGTCTTAA